CAATACCAAAAGTATAACGGTCAATGAGAACGAAACGCGGTTTGTTCTTCTCCCGCTAGACCAGCCCTCGGAGCTTCCGCCTCAACGGCCCCCGGCCGGTGCCGCGCGAGCGAAAGCCGCCGACATGGCCGAACGTCGTGGCGAAGGTGCGAAACGCGTCCGCCCCGTGGCTGTGCGGCCCAGGCCCATGCACCGGCTGGCCCATCTTCGACTTGTGATAGCCGCGCAGCATTTGTAAGCCCTTGCGGCACTTGACCGCGTCGAACCACGAAAGTCCCATCAGGTTGCGGGCGGCCGCGATCCCGTCCTCGGGATTGGCGAACGGCCCGACAATCACCGGCTCGTCGAGCAATTCGGTCAGAAAATCATACCGTGTCCGCCCGGTCGATTGCTCGCGCGCCATAATGTCGTGCGGCGTGCAATGCGCCTTGAACTTGTAACCCCCCTTATGCGCCCGCGTTTGCAGCTCTTGAGCGTAATAATCGAGGCCTTTCCCGTTATCCATAATATAGTCAATGAAGTGGATTTCACGGCCAGCGATTTGATACAGCCAAATGCAACAATAGTCGTGAATCCCTAAATCCCACGCGGTGATGACCGGCTGGCCCAAGTCGACCGGAACGCTGGTGATCCGGCCCATGGTCGAAATCTTGTTCAATATCTCGCCGTAGTAGGAGCCCTCGACCGGCGCATCGAAGGAACACTCCATTTCCCGCGCATATTCCTCGGGCGTCATGTCCTGCGTGAGTTCGGCCGCCTCCTCGTAAGACAACGCCTCCTCAGCGGTGGCGCTCAAGGGGATGATGAACATGTCCCAACGCGGGTCATTCTCGACCCGCAACCTTAAGTGATTGAAGTGATCGTCGCCGTTCGACGTCCCCGACACGATCGCCCACCCGCGATAATCGGCCAGGCACGGCCTCACCACGGTCGAGAACACCGCCGAGTTGAGAAGCGGGTATTCGTCCAAGGCGATGCCGTCGAAATACATCCCCCGCATCCGCTCATAGGCCGCAGCGCCCCCGTAAAGCTTGATGATCGCCCCGTTCGGCAGGATGCACGCCAATTCGCCCTCAAGGAACCGCACCCCCTGAATCGGCTCGGCATATTGCTTCAAATAGGCCCACACCAGGTCTTTGGCCTGTTCGAACGACGGGCCGACATAGCCGTACCTCGGCGGGGGCCATTTGCGGTCATTGATCGAGGCGGCCCGAATCAAATGGTTGGCGATCGCCACCGTCTTGCCGGCCCGGCGATGGCAGCAAGCGAAAATCCACCGTTTGGTTGTGGCGTGAAGGGGGCGAAAATGCTTCCTCGGCTGGTAGGGAATGAGGACTTCGCCGGTGACCGTCGAGACATCGTCCATGAACGCTCTTTGGAAGGCTCAAACTTGCGGAACAAACAAGTTTAGCTTACTCCGAAAAGTGGCGCGAACGGTCTTGCTCATGTCAAGTCCGCATATTACGCTCCTTGTTGTCGGCTAATTTCGGCCGCATTTGGAGAACCGACCCATGAGAACCGACCCAATGAGAACCGCCCTCGCCCTTATCTTCGCCCTCGGGCTCGTAACCCCGGCCGCCGCCACGCTGCAACTCACCATCAATTCCGGCGGCTCGACCTTCACCTGTTTCGACGGCGAACTCTCTTGCGACCTTTCCGGGGGGGCCAAAAACCTCCTCACCGTCGATCAAACGGTCGGCGGCGCCTTCGTCCAATTGACCTTGGCGCAATCCTCGACCCACCCGAACGAGCTGCAACTCTCAAGTTCGAACATCGAAAACACCCGCGCCATCCCGATCACCGTCAATCTCCTCGCCAGCGACACCGGCTTTCTCAATCCGACGAGCTTCATTCGATCGAGCGGATCGTTGACCTTCAATTCGGCGGTCGGCTCGGGACCCTCGACGCTTGAGTTCTTCGCCGACACCCTCGACCGCCAGGGCGCCAACCCCTTGAACACCCCCGGCGCGCTGCTCGAATCGGTTTCGGGCGTTCCCTTAACCGACCCCGATAGCTTCTCGGGCTCAAGGATCACCGCGTTCGACGCCTTGAGCCCGTTCTCGATGACCGAAACCGCTTCGCTCGCTTTGCGGGGCGGCGCCTCGATCACCGGGTTCAACCAGGCGATGGAATCGGGCGTCCCCGAGCCGTCGACTTGGGCCATGCTCATCGCCGGCTTCGGCCTCATCGGGCTCGTCGGCTTCCGCAAGCGCGCGAAGCTCGCCGCCTTGACTTAAAAATCAGACTGATTTCGCCCTCCTGGCCGGGGGGGAATCAGGAACTCAGGAGGACGCCCGCAAAGGGCCATGAAAAGCAAGCTTTTAAGCGCCGGCGGCCAGGCCGGCGCGATTCGTGATCGGTTTGATGACGCCTATCAGCCGGAGCCAAATTCCGGCTGTTGGATTTGGTTGCGCGGCGCAAACGGCGCCGGTTACGGAACCTTCCATCTCGCCAACCGAAAATCCGTTCTCGCTCATCGGTTCGCTTATGAACGCGCGCGGGGGCCGATTACGGGTGGCCTCCAAATCCTGCATCGCTGCGACAATCCGATTTGCGTCAACCCTGACCATTTGAAAGCCGGGACCGCGCAAGACAACCTTCGCGACATGGCGCTCAAAGGGCGCACGGCCGGACAGAAGCTTTCCGCGAAAGACGCAGTCGCGATCAAAAGCGATCGCCGAAGCCTCAAAGCGATCGCCGCTGACTATCGCGTGTCGATCTTCCTCGTCAGCAAGATCAGACATCAAAAAACTTGGAGGGCGGTCTAATGGCCCTCGAAAGAATCTTCGCCCACTACAAAGAGGGCGAGATGCCGACCGGCGGCTATGATCCGTCCGATCCCCATTCTTACGAGCACCAGGTCAACGCGATCATCGCCGATTCGCGCGACTATGAAAGCTCGGTCCTGGCCGGCAAGCGCGACCTGGCGCAGCGCTATTACTACGGTTACGAGCCGACCTTAGACGGCGACCAAACCCCGACCTCGACCCCCATTCAAACCGTCGACGACCCCAACGCCACCTTTGACGACGTCCTGCAACCCAACCAGGAAACCGCCAACCGCTCGACCTATGTGAGTTCCGACGTCCGCGACGCCGTCATGCTCACCCTGCCGAGCCTCATTCGTCTGTTCGCGGCCAGCGAAAACGTCGTCAATTTGGTGCCGCGCACCCAAGCCGACGTCGAAGTCGCCAAACAGCAAACCGATTACATCAATTACGTCTTTTGGCAGGATAACCCCGGCTTTCTCATCCTGCACGGCGCCTTCAAAGACGCGCTGACGGTCCGAACCGGATTCGTCAAATGGTGGACCGACGACAACCACGAAAAGAAGCGCAAGACCTTCGTCAACCTGATCGGTCCGCAAGTCCAAATGCTGCAACAGCAGGACCCGACCGCCACGCTCACCCATGTCGGCCAGCAAGACCCGCAAACCGGGACTTACGACGAAATCACCTTCGAATATCTAGTCGACAAGCCGATCATTCGGGTGATGGGCGTGCCGCCCGAGGAAATGCGCCTCGATCGCTACGCCAGGACTTTCCAGACCTCGCGCATCGTCGGCCATGAGCGCGTCGTGCCGATCGATGAACTCACCGCCATGGGCTACGACCGCGAGTTCTGCCTCGACTATTTGCAGAGCCAGGACATCCACAACTTCACCACCGAGGCGCAGCTCAGAAACCCCGGCCGGGTCATGTCGACTCGGGTCGGCGACGGCGTCCTGTACGGCGAGTGGTACATCAAAATCGACAAGGACGGCGATGGCGTCGCCGAGCTGCGCTACATCTGCACCATGGGCGAAATCCACAAGATCGTCCGTGACGTCGACGCCAACCGCATCAAGTTCGCCCATTTTGGCGTCGATCCAATCTCCCACACCATCGTCGGCGATTCGCTGGCCGACTACGTGCAAGACATCCAACGCATCAAAACCAACATGATGCGCGCCACGCTCGACAGCGCCGCCGAAAGCATCAACGCCAAAACCTACATCAACGAATTGGTCGTCGACCTCGACGACGCGGTCAATGACGACAACGGCGCGGTGACGCGGGTGCGCGGCAATCCCAACGACGCCGTGCTGATGGCCAACACGCCGTTCCTCGGCCAGCAAATGCTGCCGATGTTCGAACTGTTGAACGACACCTTGCAACGGCGCACCGGGCTCAGCGACGCCGCCAAAGGCCTCGACCCGAAAGCGCTGCAATCGTCGACCTCGATCGGCGTCGAGGCGATCATCAACGGCCAGCAAGAGCGCACCGAACTGATGGCCCGCGTGCTCGCCGAAACCGGGTTCAAAGACCTGTTCACCGGCCTCTACAATGAAGTCGCCGAGGCCCCCAACCAAAAGCGCACCCTACGCATCAACGGCTCGTGGACCGACGTCGACACCTCGACCTTCGACGCGTCGATGGGCGTCGAAGTCAATTCGACCTTGGGCAAGGGCTCCGATTCCACCCGCCTCATGACCCTGCAAACGATCAAGACGACGCAGGAAATGATTATGCAGCAATTCGGGGTCACCAACCCCGTCGTCGGAATCCAGCAATATCTCAACACCATCACCGACATGTTGGACATTTCCAACATCAAAAACGTCGGCCGTTATTTCATGACGCCCAACCCGCAAGTGCTGCAACAGATCGCCCAAACGCCGAAAGAACCGGACGCCATGACGGTCGCCGCCAAGGCGCAATTCGAAAAGGTCAAATCCGACACCGCCCAAGCGATGGGCGACCTTCAATTCCGCCAGCAAAAGCAGCAGCAGGACGACGCCTTCCGCCACGAAAAACTTCGGCAAGATACGGCGATCGCGCAAGAGAAAGTGAAGATCGACGCGTTCAAGGCGCACACCGAAGCCAACGCGCCCGGCGAGCCGGCGCCCGACAATTCGCCCGACTTCGCCAAGATCGCCGCCGACCTCCACAAGCACAGCCTCGACACCGCCATGGCCGGCCAGCAAATGCAGCTCGACGCCGAGAGCAAGGCAGCCGAGCTGGAGCAGAAGCGCCAGGCCGCCGAATTGCAAGCCTCGACCGCTCTGCACTCGTCCGCCATCCAAGCCGAAACCGCGCGTGAAACCGCCGCCATGAAACCGAAAGGCGGAAACACGTGAACGAGTTCGAACTCCGCGAGCTGGCCGATGACGCCAACGAGCTGCTTATGAACAAGGCGTTTGTCGCGGCGCTCGCGCAACTGGAAAAGGACGCGGTCGAAAAGCTGTTGACCTCCCACGCCGACACCGAGGCGTGCATCGCTGAAATCAGGATCGCGCGAATCCTGCCCCAACAGCTCAAAATCTACATGGACAAGTATCGGAGACGGGCCGTTGGGTGACGGACTCGACCAGGCGGCCGACGCGTTCGCCAATGAAATCGCCCCCGCCGCGCCGCCTCGGCCACGCGACGACGGCGGCCGCTTTCAAGCGACCGCCAAACCCGAAACCCTGTTCGCCGAACGGCCCGTCGAAGGCGACCCCTTAACGGGCGACACCAGCGACGGCGGGGCTGACCCCCGTCTCGCCGAACATGAGAGGAGAATCGCCGATGGCCGGTCTGAGGAAGGGGATGGGGAGCTTGCCGCACGATCCCGCCGCTCGGCCGCCGAGCAAACCGAAAGGCGGCGTGGCGAACGTCTACCGGCCGCCGAAGGCGGCGAGAGCCCCGGACATGCCGGCCCCGACGAAAGACACGAAGGAACCGAGACTGAGCCGAAAGAGCCCGGCGCCCAAGAGCCCGGCGATGAAGGCGACGAAGATTCGGCGTGGTCGCTAACCCACGACGGCAAGCCGGTCGAAAAGCTCGAAATCGACGTCGACGGCCAGACCCGGCAAGTCACGCTGCACGAAATGATTCGCGGCTACGCCGCCCAGGAATCGATCCAAGAACGCGCGCGCCAGGTCAACGAGGCGCGCGAACTCATCCAAGCCGAAGCGACCAATGTCGGCCAGGCCCGCCAAGACTACCTCACCCGGCTCGAATATATGGGCCGGCTGTTCGCCGACGTCGCGCCCAAGGAACCCAATTGGGACGCCGAATTTGCCGCCGACCCGCGCGCGGCGCGCGAAAAACAGCAAGTCTTTAATCACGTGCGCGGCCGCATGCAGCACATCGCCCAGGAAATGCAGCGCGAGCAAGCCGAGCGCCAGCAAGCCGAGGGCCGAGCCCGCGAGCTGGCGGCGCGACAGGAGGCCGCTTACGCCGAATGGGGCAAGGAGGAATTTCGCCGCAGGAGCGGCATCGCAGACCAGGCGACGCTCGCCAACGAATACACCGCAATGCGTAAGGCCGGCCTCGAAGTCTACGGCTTCAATGACCACGAACTCGGGACCGTCTATGATCCGCGCATGCTGGCCGTCCTGCACGACGCCAGCAAATACCGACGCATGATGGCTGATAAACCCAGACCGGTCATGCCTGACAAAGGACGCACATTGGCCCCCGGCGCCGCCCGACCGTTCAACGGCAGCGCGGCCCGCAGAGGCATTGATGACGCCCTCCGAAAACAGACTGCCAGCGGCGGCTCAATCGACGCCACCACGGCGGTTTTTCAGAGGCTTCTGAGATGACCCGAGGGACCCATGCCCAAAGTAACCAACGCCTTCACCACCTATGAAGCGGTAGGCAACCGCGAGGACCTATCGAACACGATTTACAACATTGATCCGTTTGACACGCCCATCATGTCAATGGGCAAGCGGCGCAACGTCAAAAATCGCATCTTCGATTGGCAGACCGAATTTCTGCCGATCGTCAATCTGAACAACGCCGACCTCGAAGGCTTCCAGCTTTCCAACGCGCCGGCGCAGCCCACGATCCGTCAAAACAACGTCACCCAAATTTCCCATAGGGACGCCACGGTTTCCGGCACCCAAGAAGAAAGCGACGCCGCCGGCAAAGGTTCGGAAATGGCGCACCAAATGGCCTTGGCCGCCAAGGTGCTCAAGTCCGACATGGAATCGATCATGTGCTCGCGCCAGCCGCGCGTGAACGGCGACGACACCACGCCGACCGCCCGCCAGACCGAAGCGATCGCCCATTGGCTCGGCCGCGCGGTCGACAAGCATGCCGTGGCCGGCGCCGCAGTCGCCGGCGTCACCACCGGCTTGCCGGTCCTCTCGACCGATCCGTTCGCGGCGGTCGCCGGCGGGTCGCAGTTGCAAATCACCGAGGCGATGCTCGGCGCGGCGATGCAACAAGCCTATGTCAACGGCGGATCGCCGACCATGTGGATCGTTCCGCCTGGCCCCAAGCGAACGATTTCCACCTTCACCGGCCGAAGCACAACGCAAGTGCTCGTCGGCAAGACCGAAGTCGTCAGCACGATCGATGTGATTGCGACGGATTTTGGCCGGGTCAAGGTCGCCCCGTCGCGTTGGCTTCAACCCGACACCGCGCTCCTCATGGACCCCGACTATTTCGCGGTCGCCTTTTTCCGGGCCTTCCGTCAAGTGTTGATGGCTCGCACCGGCGACGCCGAGACGCGCATGATTATCGTCGAGTGGGGCGTCGAAATGCGCAACCCGCTCGCGCACGTCCTGTTCAACGGCATCAAGGCCTAATCGAAACGACGAAATCCCCGCCTCGGGCAAACCCCCGAGGCGCGGCCTCGCGCGATTCCCGCGTGAGAAACCAGGAGAAACGCAATGACAGTTGTGAAAGTTCTCGGCGGCTACCTTGAAATTGAAAGCGGGGCCGCCGGTTCGCCGCCTGGCATTTGGGGCGGACCGCCCAATTACATCGACATCGGCGGTCCCGGCGCACAGCCGCATCCGTCGCATCCGATCGCGCCGGGCGGGCGACCCCCCGGCATTTGGGGCGGACCGCCGAACTACATTGACATCGGCTTGCCTGGCGCGCCCGGCCAACCTCCCGGCCATATCTCGGGCGGACCCGGTTCGCTGCCGCCGTGGGTCATGCCGCCGATCGCGCCGGGGGGTCAGCCCGGTCAGCCTCCCGGCATTTGGGGCGGCAAGCCGCCGGAATGGGTCGACAACACGCTGCCGCCTGACCAGCCGGTCGCCGGTTGGCCCCCCACCATCATGCCGCCGATCTTCTATCCGCCAGGCGTCCCGCCGACCGAACCGCCGACCGATCCGGTCGTCGAGTGGCATACCGGATGGACCGCCGACAAGGGTTGGGTCGTGGTCGGCATCGTGACGCCAGAAGCGCCGATCCCGACGCCGTCGGCCGGCGGCTCGCGGCGCGGCAAGGCTTAAAGGGAGCAACGTCAATCTCCGAGCGCAAGCGCATCTATCGTGACAGCGACGGGGTCCGAAAGACCATGATTTGGGACGACGAGGACCCCGATCGCTTCACGATCCAGACGGAGCAAGACGTTGAGGAAATTCTCGCCGGCGCAGCTCGCCGGCGAGACGAACACGACCCGCGCAAAGACATGTGGGGCGTCGGCTACGTGCCGGTCGAAGTCTACGAACGCGCCTCCCGCGAACAATGGGACGAGGGGGATTGGCGGAAATGGTTCAACGGCGAAGGGCGGCCTTTTCGGACCTCGCCGGGATGGGTCTAGTCAATGGCCCCATTCTCCTCGCCCTTATCAATCTGCAC